TTTCGGGTCCTCTCGGTTGCGATGTCCGACCATAGGAGAACACTAATGGTTAAGAAAGAATCATCCGAAACAGCAATGAATCGGATTATCTCTGCTCAGCCACTCGTGCAACCCAACGGTCGTTCCACAGCAACTGTGACCATGGTGGGTGATGGGGGCTTTCCCTGTACTCCGCCTCGATCTCGATCATCGGCAGCAGTAAGCTGTCCATGATCTAATCGTTGGCTGGGTACATAGTTAGTCCATCGCCTACTTTAGGTCGTTATAGGGAGACTTCGTCTCTCTCTCTCTGCAGGAAGCTTTGACCCCCAGAAGGGCAAATCTTACTGCTATCTAGCCATAAAGTTATGGCGCCCCGAACTCCATTCGGGTTCTTCTTTGATGGAGACTGCCAAGATGACATCCTATGTTAAGAAAAGTCCTAAACGGTATATTGCGCGCACTGTTGTTAGAGGCTTTGAACAAGGTTCACCGCCGTATAATTACGAGGTTAACCGAGTCCAAGTCGACAACAACGAGCAAGCAGTATCCGGACAAGACAATTCCCAATATAGAGCCGTGATCCGGGGCGGTGGCAATGCCACCAATCCTGGTTCGGGTTATGTCATCGAGACGACTCGTGGTGGAGGTTCTGCATCTTGCTCTCATAGGTGGCGACGTTGGGAGGGTGACCCCCCAGCGTACGTCCTCTATAAGGGCGAGGATCAGAGTGCCTCTAGCCTGATCACCTTCGTTCCTGAAGCTGATCAGACCTCGGTCCCTCAATCCATCATAGATGCTGCGAAGGCTAGGTTCGTACAGAAAGTAAACCGACAGTTGTCACCGTTTCAAGGCGGTGTCTTCTTAGGCGAACTTCGTGATACGATCCGAACTGTATCCAACCCTGCACAGGCACTGCGGCGGCAGTTGTCAACCTACCTCGGGGACGTCAAGAAACGTACCCGTGGTCTCAAAAAGGCTGGCAACCGCAAAAAGAACGCCGTTGTATCTGCGACTTGGCTTGAATACACGTTTGGTTGGAAGCCTCTACTTTCCGATATTGATTCGGGAATGGAGGCGCTAAGCCGGGTAACGTCTGGTACTTATCCTGACATACGCGTTAGCGCTGTCGAGACTTATGAACCAGATCCTGACTTAGTAGGTGGTCAAAGTGAAAGCTATTGTGGCGAAACTATACTTTATAAGCATAGGTATCGCACCAAGTGCTCGGTCCGAGTGTATGGTGGCGTCAATAGCAAGACGCTCCAGGCATCCGGTTTCCGTGGAGCTTTTGGGCTCCGTCCACATGACTTCCTGCCAACAGTATGGGAGCTAATCCCTTACTCCTTCGTGGTCGATTATTTCACCAATATTGGTGATATAATCAACGCTGTCTCTTTCTGCAGTAGTAGGCTCGAATATTCTGGCTTAACAACTAGGTATGAAACCACAGTTGAAACCTGTGACTTCCACCATGTTAACCAGAACTTTTCTACACCCACTTTTAGCAGACAGGGCCATATCAGTCTTGGTGTATCTCGATCTAAGAGAATAGGATGGGCGCGAAGCCAAGTTGGTTCCTTCCTCCCCAGCGAGGTGACTTTTCACCTCCCGGGGGCTAGGCAACAATTTAACTTACTCGCCCTTCTATCTCAAGCTCGAGGCACTAAGATTTAACAACCAACGTAGTCCATCTTGGAGTTTGCTCAATGAGCATTTTACTCTCTAGCCCCGTAACAGGGTCTGCCCAGACGGGCCTTACCTCCCCAACTTACACCGTCGTGACTGATGTCGCGCCGGATACGAATGGGAAGCAGTACGCGGTTACCGCCCTTGGCGGAACGCAGACTGGGGTCCGTACACACGCTGTCTCCGATCCGTTTACTGTTACTTTCTTCAGGCCTCGCGTGCCAAAGGCACTCGCAAGCCCGAATCCGGTGACAGGACGGTTCAACAGTGTACCGAAGAACACGTACACGATCATCGTGCGAAAAGGTGTTAATTACGCGGCCGGTCAGGCCCCGCAAATTCTCACCGCTCGCATGACGATCGACGTACCGGCCGGTGCTGACGCATATGATAGCGCCAACATCCGTGCCGCGATGTCTCTCGCTATTGGTGCCATGTCGGCCCAGAGCGCGGGACTCGGTGATCTCTTGGTAAATGGCGTTCTCTAACGTAGAGGTTTCTTTACCTATGCGTATGAGTTCACTTATTTTGCCAACGGCTGTGGGTATCCTACTTTGGATACTCATCATCCGGGTTACGAACTCAATTATTTCAGACATTTCTGTAGTCTTTACAGGATAGTCTGATACTGAGTTAACTGTTGATGGAGACACGTGATATGGGTATTCACTCTGTTGCGATGACCTCAGCTTTGGATGCTGATCTGCGAATGGCGTGTGGTATGGGATACGACGAACTTCGCCGTATTCCTCACCTCCCGCCAGACAGTAGCCATGTGCTAGCCTCTGCCTGGTCTATCGCTAACTCTTTCTGGAAGAAGTTTCTTCCGAAGGAAAGTAGTAAGCAGGACCAAGCATGTTATGCTAAGTTCCTCGTATCGAATGAAAGATCGAGGACGTGGCAACTGCGTCTCAACACCTCTCTGGACGAGGAATTGTGGGGCACCTGGAAACAGGAACTCTACAACTTCTTCTACCCGAAGGGTGTGCCCCTAATCGACTCGCTTGATTCAATCTTCCTTTCTGGGAAGGTCGGACCAGGCGCGGCGATCGGAGCGGTGAACGGAGACTTCTACTCGAAGATCTTCGCTTCACCTTTGACGTGCACTTCGCAGGGACTCGTAAAACATTATGAGTCCATGGTACGTCGGTTTCCTGAATGGTTTTCTGCTGAGAGCTTCCGCTCCCAGCACCTTTCAGCACCACGTATCGTCCAAGGCAGTCGATTAAGCTTCGTGCCTAAGAACGACACCATTTCTCGTTCTATCTGTGTCGAACCCTCGCTGAATATGTATTATCAGCTTGGACTCGGCCAGATTCTGACTGAGCGCCTGAATCGATACTTTCGTATCAATTTGGAAACTCAGCCAGATCGGAACGCAGAACTTGCCCATCGTGGCTCGATTGACGGCTCTTGGTCAACTATTGACCTTGAGTCGGCTTCCGATACCATAAGCTACGCCCTGATCAAAGAAGTTTTACCTTCCGCGGTCGTGACGTACCTTGACCTTCTGCGCAGTCCTAGGACTGAGCTTAAGGGCGAGGGCATAGAGCTGCATATGATTTCGTCTATGGGGAACGGTTACACCTTTCCCCTGCAGACGATCTTATTTGCCGCTATGGTGAAGGCTGTTTATCGATGTTCCGGCTTGCAAGAAAGGGTCGCAGTGTTCGGGGACGACATAGTGGTATTATCCACCGTCCGCCACAGAATGCTACGACTCATCGAGCTAGCTGGTTTCATCGTAAACCCTGCCAAGTCCTTCTTTGAAGGACCGTTCAGAGAGTCCTGTGGGTACGACTATTTCTCTGGGAGAAATATTCGTGGTGTCTATGTTAAAAGCATAGATACTCTTCAGGACTTGTTTGCCGTGATCAATGCCTGCAACCGCTTTACGGCGCGGACTGGGCTTCTGCTCAGGACGCTAGTACAGCTGTTAGCAGACAATGTTGACAGGTCATGTGAAATACCACCTTGGGAAGATCCCTCTGGTGGAATTCAACTTCCTTACAACATGATCAACTCACGACGTGTGTCGGAGACGACACAAGGTACAGTATATTCCCTATACTGTTTCAAAGCTCGTAAAATCCGGATTGGTGAAGATAAAATCTATACTTCCCGTAGAAGGAAGAAGATTTTATACAACCCATCTGGCCTCTTACTTGCCTTTGTGAGTGGCATGGCTTTGTCTTCCGGTTTACCTCTCAGAAATGAGGGGCACTGGAAGAAGAAGCGACGGAGCTGTTCCTCGTGGAACAGTTTCGGATCGAGGACCGAGTTTCAACTCGGTTTCGCCCTAAGGCAGTGGGAATCTGCCGCCTACTACAACCTGTTTAGGGTTTAGTTAGGTCCCCG